AGGCAAGAAGAACTGAGGTTGATGCCTCATGCCTTACCAGATCATCACTGACAACACGCTCGGGACCATCGTCCAGAACGTCGCGCAGCTGGTAAGTTTCCCAGCGCCTGCGGACCCGGCGGGGGACTCCGACCCCGCCGTGGTCCAGATGGTGCAGTCCGTCAACCTCGCGGGCATCGACCTGCTCGGCATGGCCGACTGGCAGGAGTTGACGAAGACCCACACCCTCAGCATCCAGGCGTCCACGCCTGGCATCAAGGAGCAGGCGTTCACGCTGCCCGAGGACTTCTACGAGTTCATCGACCAGACGCAGTGGAACTCGACGATGCAGTGGCCGGCCATCGGGCCGGTCTCGCCGCAGGCGTGGCAGGAGCTGCTCGTGCGGCAGACGCTGCCGACGCTGAGTTTCTACTGGCAGATCCGCGGCAACCAGATCTACATCCTCGCGCCTCCGACTGCGGCGCAGGACCTGACGTTCTTCTACCAGTCCTTCGCGTGGGTGCGTGACGCCGACAACGCGACGCTCTACAAGAACCGCGCGAACAAGAACGGCGACACGGTGCTGCTCGACTCGCACCTCGTGACGCAGCTCGCGCGGGTGAAGTGGCTCGAGATGAAGGGCCTCGACAGCAGCGCCGCGATGCGCGACTTCCAGGTCAACTTCGAGAACCGCAAGGGCAACGAGAAGGGCGCGGTGGTGCTCAACATGGCGGCTTCGCGCCGCTATCCGTACATCAACGCGGTCTACAACCTGCCCGACACGGGCTACGGGAACTGACCGTGCCGCTCGTCCCGCTCGCACAGTTCAAGACGCCGCGCCGCGCCGCGGCCGCGCGCGTGGCGGACATGTTCACGATCCCCTCGCCGGTGGGCGGTCTCAACTACCGCGACCCCATCAGCGCGATGCAGCCGACCGACGCGCTCGTGCTCGAGAACATGATCCCGACGCAGACGGGCACGGTCATCCGCAAGGGGTGGCAGTACCACACCTCGTCGGTGGCGCTGCCCATCAAGTCCATCTTCGCGTACAACGCCCCGGCGTCGGCGAACAACAAGGTCTTCGCGGCGGCGGGCGGCAACATCTACGACGTGACGACGGGCACGCCGTCGCTCGCGCAGTCGAGCACGGGCTCGACGGACGACGTGTGGAGCGTGACGCAGTTCGCGAACGGCGCGGACGTGTTCCTGCTCGCGGTGTCACCGGGCGCCGGTTACTGGACCTACAGCACGAGCACGGGCTGGCTCAAGCGCACGGTGACGGGCCTGCCGGCCTCGCTCAAGGAGGTCGCGGTCTTCAAGAACCGCGTGTGGTTCGTGCCGAACAACGACTCGCGCGTGTACTACCTCGACACCGTCGATGCCATCACGGGCACGGCCTCGGACTTCGAGATGGGCTCTCTGCTGCGCAACGGCGGCGTCATCCGCGGCCTCATCAACTGGACGCTCGACGCGGGCGTCGGCATCGACGACCACCTGGTCGTGGTCGGCTCGCAGGGTGACATCGGCGTGTGGACGGGCACCGACCCGTCCGACCCGACGAAGTTCGGCCTGCGCGGCATGTGGTACTGCGGCCCGGTGCCGAAGTTCGGCCGGTTCTTCACGGCCTACGGTGGCGACGTGATGCTCCTCTCGGAGCTCGGCCTCGTGCCGATGTCGCGCCTCGTAAACGGGCAGTTCAGCGAGACGCAGCCCGGCCCCTCGCAGAAGATCCAGTCGGTGCTCTCGCCGCTCATCGCGAAGCTGCGCGAGGAGGTGTCGTGGGACATCTTCGTCGTGCCCTCGAGCGACGTGCTTGTCATCAAGCTGCCCGAGGACGCCGGCGTCTACACGCAGTACGCGATGAACGTGAACACGGGCGCGTGGTGTACCTTCACGGCGATCCCGATGGCCTGCTGCACGCTGCTGAATGGGCAGCTCTACTTCGGCCTTGAGGACGGCCGCGTCGCCAAGGGGCTCTACGGCAACAACGACGGCGTCGAGACCGACGGGTCGAACGGCAACCCCATCGAGGGGGACGTGCAGACGGCGTTCAACGCCTTCGGCAGCCCGGCGACGCTCAAGAAGTTCGGCCTCGCGCGGCCCATCTTCATCGGCTCCTCGCCGCCGTCCGTCAAGCTGCAGGTCAACACGCAGTACACCTTCGCGAACGTGGGCGGCTCGCCCTCGTACACGACGACCAACGCGGGCTTCTGGAACACGGGCCTCTGGAACGTGGCGGTGTGGTCGGGCTCGCAGAACTCCTACCAGGCGTGGGTAGGCACGACGGGCCTCGGCTACTACGCGAGCCTGCGCATGAAGGTGCGCGGCCTGCCGGGCACGATTTTCACGTCTTCGCACATGCTGACTGAAGCCGGCGGGGTGATGTGATGGCTGAGTCCAAGATCGCCGCCCTGCGCGCGGCTTCGCGCAACGCGCCTGCGGCCCCGAGCGGCCCGCAGGCTTTGTCCTACCCGTGGATGAGTTCGGCGGGTCGGGAGCTGGTGATGCCTGTTCGTCCTCCTCCTGCATCGCCCAAGGCACGACGCCCTCCCGACCCGTCGAGCACTCCTGCGCAAGACATCAGGAAGTCCACCCCGCCGCCGGGTGAGCGCGACGGGCTGCCGCCGGGCTATCGCCGAGGGCGCGATGGCAACCGCGAGACCTCTGGCATGCCTGGCTTCGTGGACGGCGTGACGCTGCCGGACGGCTACAACCCGAACTTCCGCTACAACCCCGACCTGTTCGATGTTCTTGCGCCGCGCCCCGGCGGCCAGAACCTCTACGGCGGCATGGTGCCCGAGAACCCCTCGGTGACGGAGCCGGCCTCGCGCCCCGCGCCGGGCGGGCAGCCGCCGCTTGTGGACATGGACTTCGGGCTGCTCGAGTACATGCGACCGAACCAGCGCGCTGAGCTCGCCCCCGAGCCGGCTGCCGCGCCCGCGCCGCCGCCCAGCCCTCTTGCGCCGTCGTTCGCCGACCTCAGCCTGTACGACTTCATCCAGCCTGTGCCCGTGCAGGGCGAGGCGCCCGTCTCCGCGCAGCCCGCGCCTGCGCAGGACTATGGCCTGCAGGACACCCGCGCGCGCATCCCGCCGGAGCTCATTATGGCTGCGCAGCCGCCGCCTGCCCCGGCAGACAGCGGAGTCGCAGAGGCTCCGCCCCCGCCGTCGATGGTTGACTTCGACCTGCTCAACTACATCCATCAGATGCCGGGCGTGGAACTGCCCCCGCAGCAGATTCCCTACCAGCCGCAGATCCTCGAGCCCGAGCAGGCTGCGCCCGCGCCGGCTGCGCAGCCGAAGGTTCCGCCCCCGCCGCCGGGCGCGCCGGAACTGCAGCTCGACCCCGAGCTGCTGCGCTTCCTGATGATGCGCGACTTCGGCGCCGAGGAGGCGATGCTGTGATCCAGACCGCGCATCAAGACCTGCTTGCGCGGTGGCTTTGCGAGCGCATCGGCTACATGCCGACGCCGTGGCTCAAGTGCATCGCGAACGTGTCGCCGGAGGGGAAGATCCGCGGCGTGGTGGGCTTCGATGCGTGGAACGGCGCGTCGTGCGAGATGCACGTCGCGGGCGAGGGCAACTGGGTGACGCGCGAGCTCATCAAGGCCTGTTTCGACTACGCCTTCGGCGTGGCGGGGCTCAACGTGCTGATCGGCATGGTGCCGTCCACGAACGAGCGCGCGCTGCGCTTCGACCGGCACATTGGGTTCGAGGAGGTGGGGCGCATCCGTGACGGTGCGCCGGGTGGAGACTTGGTGATCCTGCAACTGCGGCGCGAGAACTGCCGCTACCTGGAGAGTGAGCATGGGCAGCAAACGCACGCCGCCGCCGCCTGACTACACCGGCGCCGCACAGGCGCAGGCGCAGGCATCGCGCGAGAATCTGAACACGCAGAACTTCGCCAACCGGCCGAACATCAACACGCCGTTCGGTTCGGAGTCGTGGACGACGCGCGCGGTGACCGACCCGGCGACCGGGCAGCAGGTCACCGAGTGGACGCAGAACACGAGCCTCGACCCGCGCCTGCAGAACGCCCTCGACTCGCAGATCGGCATCCAGCAGGGCCGCAGCGACCTCGCGAACGCCTTCATGGGCCGCGTGCAGGACGAGTACCGCCAGCCCTTCGACTGGAACAGCCTGCCGGCGCTGACCTCTGCCGGAACGCCGGGGCAGTTGCAGACGGGCGTCGCCGACTACACGCCGGGGCTGCAGACGGGCGTCGGGCCGCGCGGCGTGGTGTCGGGCTTCAACTTCGGCGGCCCGCAGATGGGCGTCGGGTCCATGTCGGACTCCGTGCAGCGCGGCATCGGCCAGACCGGCCTTGTGGGCGGCGTCGATCCCGGCACCGCAGGGCTGGCGACCGGCACGGCGCAGACGCCGGTGCAGTCGGGCTTCGACGCGATGCTCGGCGGCCTGCAGCGTGGCGTCTCTCCGACGAGCGTCAACACCGGGTTCGGCAGCTTCGGCGGCGGCTTGGCGACGCGCACCGGCACCGAGCAGGTGCAGCGCGGCTTGGCGACGGGCGACAACCCGGCGCTGCCGCAGATCGACAACACCTTCCGCGACCGCGTGGCGACCGACCTGATGACTGCGATGCTGCCGGCGCAGCAGCTCGCGCAGCAGTCGCTCGAGACCGACCTCTCGAACCGCGGCTTCAAGGTGGGCACGCGCGGCTATCAGCGCGCGCTCGATGACTTGGGCGGCCGGCAGGCTGCCGAACGGTACAACGCGCTCGGGCAGGCGGGTCAGGAGGCGCAGCGCCTCTTCGGCATGCAGATGGGTGCGCGGCAGCAGGCCTTCAACGAGGACGTGTCGGGCGGGCAGTTCGCCAACCAGGCCGCCAATCAGGCGTTCGGCCAAGGTCTCGCGGCGAACCAGTTCCAGAACCAAGCGGTCGGGCAGGCGTTCAATCAGGATGTCACGGCGCGTCAGGCGCAGAACCAAGCCTTCGGTCAGCAGTTCAATCAGGCGCTTGCCGCTGGGCAATTTGGCAATCAGGCCACGCAGCAGGCGTATGCGCAGGCGCTCGGGGCAACCGAGGCCGCCAACCGCGCCGCCGCGCAGCAGTTCCAGCAGGGTCTTGCTGGCAACCAGTTCCGCAATCAGGCGCTGGGGCAGGCCTTCAACCAGAACATGGGCGCGGCGCAGTTCGCCAATCAGGCGGCCGACCAGCGGTTCAACCAAGGTCTCGCCGCCGGCAACTTCGCCAATCAGGCGACGCAGCAGGCGTTCAACCAAGATGTCGGCGCGGGGCGCTTCGGCAACGAGGCGCAGGCGCAGTATTTCGGCCAGATGATGGG